TTAGAATACTTATCAAGACCACCTACGGCTGAAATATTCTTTGAAGATGTTTTAATGGCATTAGTATTTTATGGTATGCCAATACTTGCGGAGAACAATAAACCAAGGTTGTTATACTATTTAAGAAGAAGAGGGTATAGAGGTTTTTCTATGAATAGACCTGACAAAGTATGGAACAAATTATCTGTAGCAGAAAAAGAAGTTGGCGGAATACCAAACTCTAGCGAAGATATAAAACAAGCACATGCCGCTGCAATTGAAATGTATATTCAAGATCACGTAGGTATGAAGCAAGATGGAACGTTTGGAGATTTATACTTCAATGAATTATTAAATGATTGGAGTAAATTTGATATAAACAAAAGAACAAAATTTGACGCATCAATAAGTTCTGGTTTAGCAATTATGGCTAACAATAGACATTTGTATACACCAAACCCAAAAGTTGAAAAGTCAAAACTAAATATAAATATTTCTAAGTATAGTAATACTGGAACTAATTCACAAATAATAAAATAAATATGGCATATTCTAGTAAAAATTATTTTCCAAGTCAAACTGTTAGTGATGCTGAAAAAATAAGTTATGACTATGGTTTGAAAGTTGCTAAAGCTATAGAACAAGAATGGTTTAATGAAGACAGAAGTATCAATAGATATATGTCAAATATTAAAGATTTTCACAATTTAAGATTATACGCTAGAGGTGAACAATCAATACAAAAATACAAGGATGAGTTATCTATAAACGGTGATTTGTCCTATTTAAATTTAGACTGGAGGCCCGTGCCAATTATATCTAAATTTGTAGATATAGTTGTAAATGGTATTGCCGAAAGAACTTATGATATAAAAGCATTTTCACAGGATCCTTACGGTATGCAAGAAAGGACTGACTATATGGAAGCTGTAATGAGTGATATGGAATTTAAAGCTTTTGATGATTTTACAATGCAAACTCTAGGTGTAAATACTAGGAAAAGTGATCAAGAGATTTTACCAGAAAGCAAAGAAGAGCTACAGTTGCATATGCAGCTAACATACAAACAAGCTGTAGAAATAGCAGAAGAACAAGCTTTATCAGTTTTAATGGAAGGTAATAATTATGAATTAACAAAGAAAAGGTTTTATCATGATTTAACTGTTTTAGGTATTGGTGCTGTAAAAACAAGTTTTACAACGTCAGAAGGCGTCACAATAGATTATGTTGATCCCGCTAATTTAGTTTACTCTTACACCGACTCTCCTTATTTTGAAGATATATATTACGTGGGTGAAGTTAAATCTATACCTGTAAATGAATTAGCAAAGCAATTTCCTCATTTAACCGAAAGTGATCTTGAGGATATAATGAAAAATAATTCATACAATAGAAATAATTATAACACGAGATATTCTACTGATAAAGAAGATAACAACACTATACAAGTTTTATATTTTAATTATAAAACTTATATGAATGAAGTATACAAAATAAAAGAAACAGGCACTGGTGCTGATAAAATTATACCTAAAGACGATACATTTAATCCACCACAAGACAAAGAGGGTGGATATAGTAGAATGTTAAGATCTATAGAGTGCTTGTATGATGGCGCTATGATTTTAGGTACAGACAAACTGTTGAAATGGGAAATGGCATCAAACATGATACGCCCTAAAAGTGATTACACTAAAGTTAAAATGAACTATGCTATTGTGGCACCTAGAATGTATAATGGTAAAATAGACTCATTAGTAAAACGTATCACTGGTTTTGCTGATATGATTCAACTTACACATCTAAAGTTACAACAAGTAATGTCGCGTATGGTTCCAGATGGCGTTTATTTAGATGCTGATGGTTTAGCAGAAGTTGATTTAGGTAACGGAACTAATTATAATCCACAAGAAGCTTTAAACATGTTCTTCCAAACTGGTTCTGTAATTGGTAGATCGTTTACAAGTGAAGGTGATATGAACCCAGGTAAAGTACCTATTCAAGAGATTACATCTGGTTCTGGTGGTAATAAAATGCAAGCTCTTATAGGTAATTACAATTATTATCTACAAATGATAAGAGATGTAACCGGGCTTAACGAAGCCAGAGACGGTAGTATGCCAGATAAAAATGCTTTAGTTGGAGTTCAAAAATTAGCAGCTGCAAATTCAAATACAGCAACAAGACACATATTACAAGCAGGTTTGTTTTTAACAGCAGAAGTTGCAGAGTGCTTGTCACTTAGAATATCTGATATTATAGAATACTCACCAACAAAAGATGCTTTTATACAAGCTATAGGGGTTCATAACGTGGGTACATTAGAAGAAATATCTAAATTACATCTTTATGATTTTGGTATATTTATAGAATTACAGCCAGATGAAGAAGAAAAAGCTAGACTTGAAAATAATATTCAAATGGCATTGCAACAGCAAAGTATTGAACTTGAGGACGCTATTGATATTAGAGAAATAAAAAACATAAAACTTGCTAATCAACTTTTAAAAATTAGAAGAAGTAAAAAACAAGAAAGAGACAGGCAGTTACAATTAGAAAATATACAAGCTCAATCTCAATCTAACACTCAAGCTGCCCAAGCATCAGCTCAAATTGAAATGCAAAAAGATCAAGCTTTAAATTCAAGCAAAGCAGAATTAATGCAAATTGAAATGCAATTGCAAGCTCAAAAAATGCAACAAGAAGCTCAGCTTAAAAAAGAATTAATGGCTTTAGAGTTTCAATACAACATGCAACTTAAAGGAGCTGAAGTTGAAGGCATGAAAAGCAGGGAAAAAGAAAAAGAAGATAGAAAAGACGAGAGAACAAAAATACAAGCAACACAACAATCAGAAATGATTGAGCAAAGAAATAGTGGTAAACCACCTAAAAACTTTGAGTCCGCAGGTAATGATATACTAGGCGGGGGATTTGATTTAGGTTCGTTTGACCCTAGTTAGAATTTATTAATTATTATTATATTATATTATGGAAGAAAAAAATGAACAAGTAGTCGAAGAGACTACCCAAGATAACGTTACTAAAGTTGAAGTTAAAGAAACGCAACAAGAAGATAACATTATAAAAGTAAACTTAGATAAACCACCAACACCAAAAGAAGAAAAAAATGAAACTAAAAAAGATAACGCTAACGACAGCGGAGTGGTTGCAGAGTCTGAAGATGCCGACACCACAGAAAAACAAGAAGAAGTACAACCGGAAGCAGAAGCACAAGAAACCCCAGTATTAGAAGAAATTACTGAAGATTCAACAGAAGAAGAAGTTGCTGAAGTAGAAGAGAAAATTGAAGAAGCTGTTGCCGAAGCAGAAGCTACCGGAAAACCACTACCAGAGAATATCCAAAAGTTAATGGACTTTATGGAAGAAACTGGTGGTGATATAAATGACTACGTAAAACTTAATCAAGATTATAGTAAGTTAAATGATAATGATGTTTTATATGAATATTATAAACAAACAAAGCCTCATTTAACTAATGAAGAAATTAACTTCCTTATGGAAGATTCGTTCTCTTACGACGAAGAAGTCGATGAAGATAGAGATATACGAAGAAAAAAATTAGCGTTAAAAGAGCAAGTTGCCAACGCTAGAGCCCATCTGGACGGGCAAAAGTCCAAATACTATGAAGAAATTAAAGCTGGAAGTAAGCTCACAAATGAGCAGCAAAAAGCCGTAGATTTCTTTAATAGATACAACAAAGAGTCAGAAGCAAATCAAAAGACAGTTAAAAAGAACTCTGATATTTTTACACAAAAAACTAATCAAGTTTTTAACGACAAGTTCAAAGGTTTTGAATATAACGTCGGTGATAAAAAATACAGGTTTAATGTAAACAATGCTGAAGAGGTTAAAAATACTCAGAGCGATATAAGCAATTTTACCAAAAAGTTTTTGGATAAAAATTCTGCTTTAACAGACGCTAAGGGTTATCATAAATCTTTATACACAGCAATGAATGCAGATGCTGTTGCAAAACACTTTTATGAACAAGGAAAAGCTGATGCTATGAAAAATAGTGTTGCTAAAGCCAAAAATGTAGATATGAATCCAAGACAAAGTCA